AAACAAGCATTTGGTATATTGAATGATCCCAGATACAAGGGCGGTGATTACACCGGTGCAGTGAACACCATAGAAAAACTTGCAAAAGGTCTATCAAATCATCCCAGCGTTGCCAATGCACTGAAAAAAGCCAATGAAGAAATAACAACAGATGAAGCAACTGGATTCCAAGGACAAGACGAAGCACATGCTCATGTTGTTAAACTGGCAGGTGACTTCTCTCCAGAGAACCCAGTGACGGACGCAGATGCTGAAATAATAAAACAATTAATTTTAAAAAGAACAGAAGGTGTGTTAGTAGACGTAACACCAGCAGAAGGTGCTTATGATTCTGTAGTAATTCATTCCATGCATCCAAAACAATCATTCATAGATATCCTAGATGACATGGTTGATGAATCTGCAGCAGTTCCATACACAGACGAGTTGACCGAACCCAAAACAGCAGAAAACAAATAGAGACTGAGCTATGCAGCTCACTATTTCTACAAACAAACTAAATCCCAACACACACTGGTCTAATCCTATATCACAAGAAATCATTCCCTCAATAGAACAAACAGAACTTTTTGATCAGAATGGTTACGATCTAACACCATTAGAACAATTGTATGCAGAAGCTAATGACCAAGCAGGTCGTTGGCATCGACCCAATCATTATGCTCTAAAGCGTGATTGGTTGATAGATGAAAAAAATTCCGTAACTGGTGCACATATCAATCATGCTCTGTTGTTTGAAAGGAAAGGGTATGCTGGAGCAGCTCTAGCACAACTGGAAGGGTGGGCTCGACACAATAATCTAATTTACAAAATAATAAAAATGCGTCCCAAATGGGGCATGGATATCAGTGTGGACTATGTGGACACAGCGGGCCATGTGTTTGAGCTGCTGCATTGGGAATATGATGGATTCAATTACCAAGAAATTGCCGATAAAAAAACGCACATCGAAAAATTCCTATTGACCGTGGATTGGAACAGTGCTGCTGCGGAAATGATTCGCAGAAAATCTGAATGGCATCATCTGGGTTTTTTTGAACAAAGCGCTTGGAAAACTGAATTTTTTGGCATGGAGAAAGAACGTTTTAAAATGGTTCTTTGGCAATAAATACACACACATGAGTCATATACCTATTTTTTCATACAAGCAATATCTAGATGATATGATGCGCCTAAAAGATCACGGACACGTGGATGTGGACATACAAGTAGCAAGACCCACCAGCGCAGGTTCTAGGGGATTAAGAAGAATTAAAGATTTTATAAAAGATCCTGTGCGTATGATGGGAGAAAATCAGCTGCTGGATAAACCCACACCTACCATACAAGACATTGCAAAAAAATTTAACAAGTCCACGGAGTATATTTTAGATCAATTGCGAGCTGGCATACGAGTGGAACGAGAACACACAGATCAGTTTGAAGTGGCCATGGAGATTGCATTAGACCACCTAAATGAGAGACCGGACTACTACAAGGTGCTTAAATCAGCAGAGAAGAAAAAAATTACCAAAAATGAAGCAATAAAGGCTGTTCTAGAAGGTGTGAGTTATTCTTCACAAACAGGCAAGTTGATCTTACCAGAAGCGATTCATGGTAATGTAAGAACTTGGTTTGAATCCAACTGGTCTAATATTACTAATAAAAAGTAATTGCTTTAATCGTCTCGAAGTCATATAATACATAACAACAATCATAAAGGAGAACAAAATGTCAGGAAGAAATTTCAACGAAGCAGAAAAAACCAAACTAATACAACTGATCAAAGAAGGATCACAGGTATTGGGAGAGATAGATGATCTCAAGACTGGTCTCAAAGACACAGTGAAAGCTCTGTCAGAAGAATTAGAACTTAAACCAGCGCTGATCAACAAAGCCATAGCAATCGCTCACAGAGACAATTACAAAGCTGTAGCCGATGATATGGATATGTTGGACAGCATATTGACCGCAGCAGGCAAAATCTAGTGTATGGTATCATAAGAGAATTTTGGATCAACAGTTATCGAACAGATAGAATTGCTTTTTATTACGAATTAATCTCGTTAGTATTCACAGTGTTTGGTTCTTTAATTCTGACATTCACTAGTCCTCATCCACAGATGAATCTAGTGTTTCCATTCTATCTTGTGGGATCTTCTACCATGGCCTATTCTGCATACCGTAGAAGGAACCTATGGATAACTATATTAGCCAGTTGGTTCACTATAATGAACTGCATCGGCCATTATCTAGTATTTTTTAAATGAGTTACATAGACGCATATTACAAGAGAGATGACGACAAAGTGTTTGTTGTGGAGCGTGATGCCAATGGTCAAAGAAAATTTGTGGATTATGATGCGAGATATCTATTCTATTATCCAGATGCTAGAGGCAAACATAGGAGCATCCATGGGGAAACCCTACAGAAAGTTTCTTGTGGCACATTCAAAGAGTTTATAAAAGAACAAAAAATAAGAAGCAATAAAAAATTATATGAGCAGGATATCAATCCTGTGTTTCGTTGTCTTGAAGAGAACTACTTGGGCAAAGATGCTCCTAAACTTAATGTGGTGTTCTTTGATATTGAAGTGGACTTTGATCCACAACGTGGATATTCCACCACAGATGATCCTTTCATGCCCATCACGGCGATCACTTGTTATCTCAACTGGACGGATCAGCTCGTAACTTTTGCCGTGCCTCCCAAGGGATTGAGCATGGCAGATGCCAAACTGCAAGTGGAGAGATTCAGCAACGTGATGCTGTTTGAAAAAGAAAAAGATATGTTGGATGCTTTCTTGACTCTAGTGGATGAGGGTGACGTTATCAGTGGATGGAATTCAGAAGGATATGATATGCCCTATGTTGTGGGTAGAATACAAAAAGTGTTGAGTTCAGATGATACTAGAAGATTATGCTTTTGGGGAGAAAAACCTAAAAAAAGAACGTTTGAAAAATATGGCAGAGAACAGATCAGTTATGATTTGATTGGCCGAGTACATCTAGATTTATTAGAATTATATAGAAAATATACCTATGAAGAACGACACAGTTATCGTTTAGATGCCATAGGTGAATGGGAATTGGATGAAAAGAAAACTGTGTATGAAGGATCATTGGATCAATTGTATAACAACGACTTTGGAATGTTTATAGAATACAACAGACAAGACTGTAATCTTTTGGCAAAATTAGAAAAGAAATTAAAATTTATTGAATTAGCGAATGAGATTGCACATCAAAACACTGTGTTACTACAGACCACCATGGGAGCAGTGGCAGTTACAGAACAGGCCATTATCAATGAAGCACATCGTCGAGGCATGATAGTGCCGGGCAGAGTGAGAAGAGATGACCATGCACCCGTGGAATCAGCAGCAGGAGCATATGTGGCATATCCTAAAAAAGGCATACATGACTGGATAGGATCTGTTGACATAAATTCACTGTATCCAGCTGTGATTCGAGCTCTAAATATGGGACCAGAAACTATTATAGGACAGATACGTCCAGTGATCACATCAGCAGAAATAAACAGAGCCAAGCATCAAGGCAAATCATTTGCCACAGCATGGGAAGGACAATTTGGTTGTTGGGAATATCAAGCAGTAATGAAGCAGGATAAAGGCACAGAATTAATCATTGATTGGGAAGATGGCAGCAGTGTGAGAATGAGTGCAGCACAATTATATGATCTTGTGTTTGATGGTAACAGACAGTGGATGATCAGTGCCAATGGTACCATATTCACATATGAATTTGAAGGCGTTATTCCAGGACTGTTAAAAAGATGGTATGCTGAGAGAAAAGACATGCAGAAAAGAATGAGCGAGTGTGGAGACAATGCTATTGAACGAGAGTTTTGGGATAAGAGACAATTGGTTAAAAAAATTAATCTAAACTCTCTGTATGGTGCAATTTTAAATCCAGGTTGTCGTTTCTTTGACATGCGTATTGGACAATCAGTAACATTGACTGGCAGATGTATCACCCAACACATGGCTGCTAAGACCAATGAAATCATTGCAGGCAAATATGATCATTTGGGTGAGAGTGTGATATACGGTGACACAGACTCTGTGTATTTTTCTGCTTATGCCACATTGAAAAAAGAAATAGATTCAGGGCAGATACCATGGGCCAAAGAAAATGTTATTGCGCTATACGACAAGATAGCCGACGAAGTTAATGACACATTCACTGCTTTCATGACTCGAGCATTCCATTGTCCAAAAACACGAGGAGATGTGATACGAGCAGGTCGAGAATTAGTGGCAAGCAAAGGATTGTTTATAACTAAAAAAAGATATGCGTTGCTATATTTTGACAAAGAGAATGAGCGTGTGGACACAGCAGGTAAAGAAGGCAAAGTAAAAGCCATGGGGTTGGATCTTAAACGTTCGGATACGCCAGTATTTGTACAGAATTTTCTAAGCGAGATATTATATTTGGTCTTATCGGGTAAAACCGAAACAGAAGTATTAGATAAAATTAAACAATTTCGAGCAGAATTTAAATCTAGACCAGGTTGGGAAAAAGGTTCTCCCAAACGTGCCAACAACGTTACACAATATCATGAAGAGGAGAAGAAAAAAGGCAAGGCCAACATGCCAGGACATGTGAGAGCCAGCATTAATTGGAATCGATGCAGAGAGATGTACAGTGACAAATATAGTATGTCCATCTTGGATGGTGCCAAAGTGATTGTGTGTAAATTAAAAAATAATCCATTGGGTTATACTTCTATCGCATATCCTGTGGATGAGCAGAGGTTACCTGAATGGTTCAAAGAGCTACCATTTGATTCAGATGGCATGGAAGAGAGTGTGCTGGACGGCAAGATTGAGAACTTGATAGGTGTGTTGGAATGGGACGTGAGATCTACAGAAACATCCAATACATTTAATAAACTATTTGAGATAGCTTAATATGTTGAGCATTGAAGAGATTAAACTACTGATAGAGAAGCTAGAGAAGATGAAAGCACATGACTTTCAAAAATTAATCAATGATAATCTTAAAATACTCAAAGATCTTGCCACTGCAGTGGATATAAACAACAAAGATCAAATAGATCGATTAGACAAAACAAAAGATTGGTATGCCAAAGACATGGATTGGCGTCATGAGAGAAAAGAACATCTCTATGATCAACTATTGTTTAAAAAAATAGAGAGCAAGATTGGACATTTTGCTAAAATGGGTGCTGCTTCTGCCCTGTACAACAGTCTAGAGATAGGACCAGGTTATGGTAGATTTAGCAGATTATTCCTAGCATGGAGATTGAATTTTTACGTGGATATACTGCCACACTGCAAGAGCAAGATTGAAAAAATATTTAATCCTGC